GACACATTTTTACGTGCGGGGGTTATCAGGGTGGGGGGTACTCATCTGCGCCGCCGCTTGATCATCACGGCCACTTTCGGGTGGCCGTTTTCTTTGGGGAATGCTGAATGGGCACTCGTGGACCGCAACCGCTACCGGCGAACGTGCATATCCTGCGCGGGAACCCGAGCAAGTTGCCGTCTGCGACTTTGTTCGATGAGTTCAAGCCTGAAGTCGAAATCCCCAGCTCGCCGTCGTGGATCTGGCCCGAGGCAAAGAAAGAGTGGAAGCTCCTGACCGCCGAGCTACTGCGCTACGGCCTGGTGTCGAAACTCGACCGCGCTGCCCTGGTGCTGTACGTACAGGCCTGGGCAAAGATGGTCTGGGCCGAGAACATGCTGAGCAAAGCCATGGCCGCTGCCGAGGAAAAGCGCGCCGCCGCCGAAGCGGCGGGCGAGGAATACACCGGCGGCGACGGCATCATGATCCGCACCGCCAACGGCAACTTCACCTACTCGCACCATTGGGTGGTTGGACGCCGCGCTGCCGAGGATGTGAACCGCTACCTGGCGCTGTTCGGCCTCTCTCCGGCCAGCCGCGCTCGGGTCACCACCAGCGACAACCGCCAGGCCAGCCTGTTTCAGGATGCCGGGCAGGACAAATGGGGCGCGCTGTGATCGACCCCAGCGCCACCCACTTCACCGACATCGCAACCGCTTATGCGGCCGATGTCGTTGCCGGGAAAATCCCCGCCTGCAAGTGGCACCGCCTCGCCTGCCAGCGTCACCTGGACGACCTCGCCCGCACCGACTTCCGCTACACCTTCAACCCGGAATTGGTCGACAGCAAGGGAAAAGCCTACCGCCCGGCGGAACGGATTTGCAAGTTTGCCGAGCTGATGCCGCACATCAAGGGCGACTGGGCCGCACGCAGCCAGTCAATCACCCTCGAACCGTGGCAGATATTCATCCTCGCCAGCGCTTTTGGCTGGGTGGACCGCATCACCGGCAAGCGCCGCTTCCGCGTGGTCGACCTGTTCGTCCCACGTAAAAACGCCAAGTCGACTCTGGCCAGCGTCATCGGCTTGTACATGCTCGCCGTCGACGACGAATTCGGCGCTGAGGTGTACTCCGGCGCCACCTCGCAAGACCAGGCGCTGGAAGTCTTCCGCCCCGCCTTGCTGATGGCACGCGCCACGCCGGGCTTCCGCGCCACGTTCGGCGTCACGCCCAACGCCAGCAACCTCAGTGTGGTCGAGACCAACAGCAAATTCGAACCGGTGATCGGCAAGCCGGGCGACGGCGCGTCACCGAGCTGCGCCATCGTCGACGAATACCACGAACACAAAACCGCCGAACTGTATGACACCATGCAGACCGGCATGGGCGCGCGCTCGCAGCCGATGATGCTGGTCATCACCACATCCGGCAGCGACATTTCCGGCCCGTGCTATCAGCACCAGGTGGAGCTGCAGAAAATCCTAGAAGGTGTCATCGAAAACGACCAGCGCTTCGGCATCATCTTCACCGTCGACGAAAAGGACGACTGGACCAGCGAAGAAGCGTTGCGCAAAGCCAACCCCAACTTCGGCGTTTCGGTCGATGCCGAATTCCTGCGCACTCAGCAGCGCGACGCCATCGCCGACCCGCGCAAGCAGAACGTCTTCAAAACCAAGCACCTCGACATCTGGGTTGCCGCCGCCTCGCCCTGGATCAACCTGCACGCCTTCCAGCAGGCCGGCGACCCCAGCCTGAAGCTAGAAGACTTCAACGGCGAATCCTGCGTCATCGGCCTCGACCTCGCCAGCAAACAGGATATTGCCAGCGCCGTCTGGCTGTTCAAGCGCCCTGGCACTGAGGTCGGCAAGCCGCATTACTACGCCATCAGCCGCAACTTCGTGCCAGGCGATGCTGTAGAAAAACCAGAAAACGCCCACTACCAAGCCTGGGTCAATGCCGGTTACCTGGTGGCCACGCCCGGCAACATGATCGACCTGACCCAGATAGAAGAAGAAATCCTCGCCAGCTCGGAAACCGTCGTCGTTTCCGAAGTCGCCAAAGACCCCTGGGGCGGCCAGCAGCTCGGCGCCAACCTCGCCGCCGAAGGCTTTCAAGTGGTCGACATCCCACAGCAAGTGCGCTACCTCAGCGAGCCGATGAAAGAGATACAGGCGCTGGTCGACGCCGGCCGCTTCCACCACGACGGCAACCCCGCCTTCGTCTGGATGTTCAGCAACGTCGAAGTCAAGGAAGACCGCAACGAAAACATCTTCCCGCGCAAGTTACGCCCGGAAAACAAGATCGACGCCGCCGTCGCCACTGTGGTGGCAATGAACCGCGCCATGGTCAGCATCGCCGAATCCGACATCAACGACTTCTTGGATAACCCCATCTTCGCATGAGCCTCCTAACCCACATTGCCGGCTGGTTCCGTTTCGGCGGCCTCGCCCTGGGCGACCGCAGCGGCACGCAACTTTCCGCGCCATCGTCAGCGCTGGTGTCAGACACGCGCAGCAGCGGCGCGGATGGCGCGTTGCAGATCAGCGCCGTGTGGGCCTGCGTCCAGGTCATTGCCGCCACCATCGCCAGCCTGCCGCTGTTCGTCTACCTGGAGAAAGGCAAAGGCCTGCGCGACCTGGCGCGTGATAGCTCGCTGTGGACCCTGCTGCACGAATCGCCAAACCGGCTGATGACGCCGATCGAGTTCTGGACCGCCATCATCCTCAACCTGCTGCTGCGCGGCAACGCCTACGCCCGCATCGACCGCGACGCCAAAGGCGAAGCCTACGCACTGACGCCGATGTCTGCCGATCAGGTAGAAATGCGCATCCTGTCGGATGGCACGGTCGTTTATCTCTACAGCATCGGATCGGATGTTGCCGTACTGGCGGAATCCAGCGTGGTGCATTTCAAGGGCATGGGCAACGGCACCATCGGCTTGAGCCGCCTTGACTACATGCGCGCCACCACCGACGAAGCCGCCAACGCGCAGACCACGGCTAATCGGCTATTTGCCGCCGGCGGCAAGCCGACCGGCGTGCTGATGGTGGACCAGGTGCTGAACAAAGATCAGCGCGACCGTATCCGGCTCAACTTCGAAGAACTCGCTACCGCTACCACCAGCCGTCTGTTTGTGCTGGAAGCCAACATGAAATATCAGCAGGTCAGCCTGCTGCCGGAGGATATGCAACTGCTGGAAACCCGCCAGTTCACGGTCGAAGAAATCTGCCGCTGGTTTGGCGTCCCGCCGGTGATGGTCGGTCATGCCAACGTCACCACCTGGGGCAGCGGCGTCGAACAGATCCTGGATGGCTTCTTCAAACTCACCATCCGCCCGGCCATTGTCAACTTTGAGCAAGCCCTGCGCAAGCGCGTACTCACCGCCAACCAGCGCGCGCTGTACAGCGTCGAATTCAGCATTGATGCCCTGCTGCGAGCCAACATCAAAGACCGTTTCGATGTCTACGGAAAGGCCGTGCAGAACGGTCTGAAGACCCGCAACGAATGCCGCCAGCTTGAAAACGACCCGCCCATTCCTGGCGGGGACGCGCTTACCGCACAAACCAACCTTGTACCGCTCGACAAGCTCGGGCAAGTCACACCAGGAGCCAGCAATGGAACTCAAGACCCTATCGCTCAGTGATTGCGACATCAAATATGCGCAGTCTGAAGGCGCGTTCAGCGGCTACGGCAGCGTGTTCGGCGTGGTCGATGCCAAGAACGACATCATTATGCCAGGCGCTTATGCGGATGTACTGGCAGGGGACTCGTCGCCGGTTGATGTCTATGTCAACCATAACTGGCTCGATGCGCAGCTTCCGGTCGGTCGCTGGTCTGGCCTGAAAGAAGACGCGCGCGGCCTGATTGGCGAAGCCAATCTTGTCATGCAGATGCGTGGTGCTTCAGATGCCTATTGGGCGATGAAGTCAGGGCTGGTCAGTGGCTTGTCTGTCGCCATCATCCCGGACCCGAAAAGCACGGAACGCCGTTCCGATGGTGTGCGCATCATCCACCGCATCAAGGCGCTGAAAGAGATTTCCATCGTCACAGACCCCGCCAACGATCAGGCCAGAATTACTGACATAAAAGGCATCGATGAAATGCGTGAAAGCATTGAATCGCTTGAATCAATCAAAGATTTTGAACGGCTGCTGCGCGAGGTAGGGCCGTTTAACAGGGACTCGGCAAAGCACCTTATTGCCAAAGCCCGAATGTTGTTGGCAAAGCGCGATGAAGCGGATGCCGGCGATATGAATGCAGCAGCCAACGCGAAGGCGCTTGCCCTCGCAATCAAACTATCTTCCTGAAAGGAAAAACCATGCCCGAAGCAATCATGCAATCCCTCGACAAGATCGAGTCCGCGCTCGAAAAGTTTGCCACCAAGCAGGATGTTGAATCGCGTATGGGAACGGTTTCCACCGATACCAAGACCGCCATTGACAACCTCGGCATCAAGCAGCGCGAACTGGCCGACGAAATCGTCCAGCTCAAGCAGCGCGGCGCATCCCTGCCGGAAGACAAACCCGGCATGACCTCCTGGGGCGCCCAGTTCATCAAGTCCGATGAATACAAGGGCAAGCTCAACCTGGTGGCCGGCAATCGCCAATTCGGCAGCATCGGCTTTGAAGTCAAAAACACCTTGGTTGGTTCTGATACCAACGTTGCCCCGGATCGCAAGCCCGGAATCGTGCGCGGCGCCATCTCACCGCTGACCCTACAAGACTTTTTGACCAAGCTGCCGACTGCTTCCAACGCAATCGAGTTTACCAAAGAAAACGCTTTCACCAATTCCGCAGCGGAAGCGGCGGAAGGGGCAGCCAAGGCTGAAAGTGCTTTGACCTGGACGCTGGTGAATATGCCAATTTCTACCGTAGCCCACTGGATCAAGATCAGCCGCCAGCTCGCCGCCGATAACGTCGCTTTGGCGGCCTATGTCGATACCAGAATGCGTTATGGCGTCAACCGGAAAGTGGAAACCCAGCTTGCATCGGGTGATGGCACCGCACCCAACATCAGTGGCATTTTCGACGCTGGCAACTATGTAGCGCACGGCATTGCCAACGCCGCGTTGGGTTCAACGCTAAAGAAACTGGTGCTGATCCGCCAGATCATGGGCACGCTGGAAGCACAGGGCGACATGCCGGATGCGATCCTGTTGAACCCAGCCGACTGGGCAACGATCGAAATCGACCTGTTCACCACTGCCGCCGGCCAAGTCCGCGTTGGCGTCAATGAAATGGGCCAGCGCACGCTGTTTGGAGTGCCGATCATCAGCACCGTCGGCGTCACCGCCGACACCTTCGCGGTTGGTAACTTCGCCCAGGCCTGCACCGTGTACGAGCGTGAGGGCGTCATCGTGGAAATGTCGGATTCCGACTCCGACAACTTCACCAAGAACCTGATCACCATTCGCGCCGAACGTCGCCTTGCACTGGCCACTGAACGCCCGGCCGCGATCATCGGTGGCGATCTGACCCCGGCTTAACCGCCAGCAACCCAACCACGCCCGCACTGCTTCTTGCTGTGCGGGCGTTTTTTTTGGAAAAAACATGGAACTTGTCACCGTCAAAATCAAAGGTCTGGTCGTCACCAGCCGCTATGGCGCGCTATCAAGCGGCGACCTGCTTCGCACCGACGCCGCCTTCGCCAAGCATCTGGTTGAGGACTGCGCCGCAGCGGAGTACGTCACCGCAACAGTTTCAGACCAGCCAAAACGCCGCCGGCCGGCAAAGCCCACGCACACCGAGCAAACCTGATGCCAGCATCCCTGATCACCGCCCCCGCCGAAGAACCGCTCAGCCTCGCCGACGCGCGCGCGCACCTGCGCGTTGACCACAACGACGACGACCTGCTGATCAGCGGACTCATCCGCGCCGCGCGGGAAGCCGCCGAAGCGCGCACCGGCCGCGCGCTGGTAACTCAGCAATGGCGCACCACAGCATCAGCTTGGTCGGATGAAATCACCCTGCAACCTGCGCCGCTGGTCAGCGTGGAAGAAATCACCTACCTGGATGCGGCCGGCACTCGTCAAACGCTGGCTGAATCGTCTTACCAGGTGGTCACCGACACCCTGCAAGGCAGCGTTTGCCCTGCCTATGGAGAAAGCTGGCCCAGCGCACGCGCCGAACCCGGCAGCATTCGCATCAGTTACACAGCCG